GTTACCGTAACACAAGAGGTATATCTATGCGTCACTTTAGCGATTCAAGATTTGGAAAAGGTGTCTTTTACACAATTTTGTCTAGAGACACCCTTTCCGGTCTAGACTTTGACGAAGCTACCATCTTAATTGGTGGTGAGCGCGTCTCAGTTCTTCGCGAACTCGTTGGTTGCTTACAAATAAGCGACACCGATGTTGTGAAACATCTGGATCATGAGCCAAACGGGCTTTCGCCTGCTGAAGCTCAAGTTCTAAACGAGTTCTTTTCCTTTCGTCAGTCGGTCGTGACCGCCTTCAGCAGTAATGCCGGTGGTAGTCAGGAAGACCCCTTTGCAGGGAGCTTCTTTTACGTCAATCTGAACACTGGAAAATCTGTGAGCTGGATCGTTTACCTCGAAGTGTAACGGCCACTGCGGATTTTCTGGGTATTTAGCAGCTTAAGCTAAATTCCTGGGCTTCGTCAGCCCTCTCCTTCTTTTCAGATAGGAGTCAATTATAGAGTCAAATCGATGCATGTTTAGGAGTTATATAATGGTTAAAACCAACCACCGCAAGGTGGCAACTCTGTTCCTTGGGCTCCTCTCCTCCGCCGTTTCCGGTTGTGTAACTGGATATGTCGAGGGTACTGAGGATTATCTCAAGTTCTGCATCGAGAGGCAGCCATCTCCTTCGCCCGCCAAATGCCCTAAACAAGCACCTGCGAGCATGGAGTTGCTGATCGCCCCTCCTGAGGCCCTCTGGCACGAGCCACTGGGTCTTTCTTGGGGTGTGGAAGAGCAATCTTCCACCTTCGACTCTTGACGACGGGATCACATGGGAGCTATACAAACCTGATACTTTCTTCTGGGTCTTATGAGTATAAGGCCTGGAGTGGAGTAGATGGTAAGTATGGCCCCCTTGTTGGCGGTCACCGTGATATCAAATGGAATCCCTATTCCATGCGATATTCTACACGGAACCGCTCTGGTGTTCGCGCTTATTTTATCAGGCACGATGCCGGCGACCCTGACCCATACATTGATTATGTGTATGAGTCAATCGGCGGCCCTGAGCCTGAATTCGCAGGTTGGTCTTCTCGACTAACCTGGTCGAATAACGATAAGTTAGATATAATGTCTAAGCTTATCGAGCGCGTGAAGTCTCATGACTTCAACCTTGCTGTCAATGTTGCCCAAGGAAGGCAGCTTGTCGACATGGTGGCCCTTAATCTTCGTAAACTTGGCCGGTCAATGATTGCCCTTAAGCGTGGTCGTTTCGACATCGCTGCTCGGGAACTTACCGGTGCCTCGCCTAAGAAGAATTCGCGACTTCACGTCACGGATATTTCGGGGCGTTGGCTTGAGCTACAGTACGGTTGGCTACCTACTCTTAGTGATACTTTCGAGGCTGCTAAAGCCTTTGAAGCCATTTCGAGCGGGCCGCGTAAACGCACCTTTTCTGCTGCTAAGAAGCGCAGTACCACCCTCGGCGCCGATAACGGCGTTGTTCGGTGGTGGTGGAGCGATCTCGGAAACTACCGCATCAAGTTTGAACTTGCTGAGGAAATGTCCGCAGAGAGACAGTTGGGTCTCCTCGACCCTCTGTCTGTAGCTTGGGAGGTCACTCCTTATTCATTTGTGGTGGATTGGTTCATACCGATAGGTCAATACTTATCGGTCTTGGCCCAGATACCATTTATGAAAGGGCGATTTCTCATCACTGAGCGCCGGTCTCGTACGGGTCCCACTATTCAGTGGTCCCCGAGTCCGGAGCCTTTTGTGGTTGGCCATGTTAGCTTGCCAAGTGATTACGGTATCTTCAAAGATATCGTTCGCACTTTTCACGACGAGCTGCCTGTCCCTTTACCCAACTTTGTTGATGGGTTGAGTGGCAGTCCGAAACGAATAGCCAATGCTATAGCTTTAGCTCACCAAGCATTTGCCCGCAAAGGCGGGTTTACATCCAGAGGCGGAAGTCTCTAGTTCTTTTACCTACATCTGTGGTAGCAGTTCTACCACCAAGTATAGTACTTGGTAAAATGAGTCTATCATGACTGCAATGGCCAACATCCTCCTGAAGGATGATGCGGCAACACCCGTAGAGACGACGTTCTCTCCCGTCACCGACACCCCACGCCCTTTGTGGCGCGGGACGACCTCCGGTATACCCTTTGATGGGCAGCCGACGATCGAGGTGATGGCCAATGAGCGCCAAAAGAATGGCGATTATCGGCGTGTGTTGAAAATCAACGTCCCCGTTCTGGAGACGCTTGGCACAGCTGGTACGTCGGCCGGTTATCAGGCTGCCCCAAAGGTAGCCTATAATGAGACTTTTATCGTGACGCAGTATTCGAGCGGTCGCTCGACAACTGCCGATCGTGCAAACAGTCTCAAAATGATCGCTGGCCTTTTGGCTGGCGCCGATTCCAGTTCTGGAAGCGGGACACTGGATGGAGCGAGTGCTGGAGATGCCTGGAAAGGCTCTACCAAACCGTTCCCCCGGTTCTTCATTTTCGGCGACAGTCAGCTCTAGGGCTTTACAACCCCTTGAATCTGACTCCCACTTAACTCCCTTTCTAGGGTTTTATTTGTAGAGGTTCTCCTTTATGAAAAGTGCCAACTTTGTTAGTTGGGAAAGGCCGAAGTGTCCTGAGCAGGTTTTAGACCTGTTCAAGGAGTATGCCGAAGCTAGTGCTTGCGGTTCTTGGTCCAGATTCCTTCTCGATTTTGTTCGAGACGGTGACTACCGTTCTGTTGTCGAGTTCGAGGTGCCTTATGATACCTCGGTCGATGACTTTCGAGCGGCAGTCCAGATCCAGGCGTTCTATAAAAAGAACCCTTGGATTGACCTGGGCTATGATCCTAAGAGTAAAGCGCTAGAAGCCTTTGTTATGGCTGAACTTCGGTGTCAGGAAACGAATCGCCGTCTCGAGCATGAGCTTCCCGCAAGGGACGTCTCGCAGGTTATTGTATCTGCGAGGCGAAAAATAGCTCATATTCTTGGCGACGTGCCTGATCCTGACTCTCTCCAGCCCAGATTTGGGCCAGGGGCGAATACAAGTATCCGCAGGGCGCAGGCTTCCTTGAGCGGGAAGCTTTCGGCCCAACTCGCGTGTAGCGAAGACATGCTCCCTTATGTCAGTGCTTGGCTTACGCTAGCACCAGCATGGGTAATGCACCACTGCACTAAAAGTGCCGTGACCCTCCCGCTCTGGGAGGCCGATCCATCTTATACTCGACAGATTATCGAGTTAGAGGTGCATCATGGGAAACTTGTCTTTGTTCCTAAAAGTGCGAAAACTCATCGCCCTATAGTTGTGGAACCCGTTCTCAACGGTTTCTTCCAACTGGGTGTTGGGAGCTTCTTGAAAAAGAGGCTTAAGCACTGTGGTCTTGATCTCAGTGACCAGGAGAATAATCGCAAGCTTGCCTGTAAAGGCTCTATCGACGGTAGTCTCGCGACTATCGATCTTAGTTCAGCTAGCGATACCCTGGCGTATGAGACTGTTTCTAGGCTGCTCCCTTTTGAGTGGGTCGAATTCCTCGGCTCAATCAGAACAGGATCTATTACTTATGAGGGCTTTTCCCCTTTGCCACTAGAGAAATTTAGCAGCATGGGGAACGGTTATACGTTTGAGCTCGAGAGCCTGATTTTTTGGGCTCTGTCTCTTGCGTGTACCGAAGAACTCGGCGGTAATACTGGAAACATCGGCGTCTTTGGTGACGATATCATAATCGAAACTGAAGTAGTCCCTCTCATGATACGTTCTTTAGATTGGCTTGGTTTCGAGGTTAACACTTCGAAATCTTTCTGGGCTGGTCCGTTTCGTGAGTCTTGCGGAGCCGATTGGCTGCAAGGAAACGACGTTCGTCCATTCTTCATAAAAGAAGAGGTGTCGGAACGCTATCTCTACGTATTCCACAATTGGTTGATGCGCAGAGGTGAGACTAAGCTTGCAAAGCTAGTGCTATCCTGGACCCATGAGCCCACAAGGCTTTTTGGCCCAGATGGTTACGGTGATGGTCACCTCCTTGGTGATTATCATTTGTACTTGCCTCGCGACGAAC